CTTAGATAACGCCGACTGCGCATATGCTGAAGGTAGACATAGAGCGCTGCGGCACCTAACGCTGTACTTGCGTTCCAACCTAAGGGTCTTCTCCAATCACTCATCTACCCTAATTTGGAATAAAGGCAGATCAGCGGCGAGATCTTGTGACTGGCCTTTCAGTTGCTAAGCTGTATAAACCTAGCCATTGCAGAGGCGCGATGTTCAACTGTCGACGCAGTTTTAAGCGCTCGGCCAACAGAGCCGCAGCCATCACAGCCAAGAGCAGCCGCACTTCTCTTAGCCCCGAGATGCTAACTTCCGGAAAGAGTGCACCCGCGTTCCACCAATCACTACCGAGAAGCAGCCGACTGTTAGGACGTAGCCGCTCTCCATCGTGAACAGCTACATTAACTGAGCGGAATGCCCCAAGACGAAACGCGTCTAAGTTAAAACGGACCAATTGGTACGCTTCATACGCACCGTAGGTGGCCAAAAGATAGCGCGCCGTTTCCCAAAAGCTTCGGGAATCAGTGATGTCGCCATTCACCGCGTCAAACACCCTAGCAGCTACAGAACCGACGGCACCCATTACTGCAATTTGAGAAGCCTCTCTTAGATAACGCCGACTGCGCATATGCTGAAGGTAGACATAGAGCGCTGCGGCACCTAACGCTGTACTTGCGTTCCAACCTAAGGGTCTTCTCCAATCACTCATCTACCCTAATTTGGAATAAAGGCTACGTACCGTCATGACGGAACAGCCACGATACCGAACCGTCACCTGTCCCCACCGGCTCATCATCAAAGTGGGGCCCAAACCCCGGGCCGTAGTATGTCGGCATCAACGACATGGGGCCTTCATACAAGTGATGCAGGTATCTCCTTCGCTCATACCGGTGCTCCTGCCACCACCCAGCGGCCACAGCGGAGATGATTACCATAGCTTCCGTACCCCCCAACCCGACACGGCGTGTGAACACCCAGTAGAGGCCAAAGACAGAGGGCCAAAAGTAGAGTATCGACCAGTAGTGGTCGTCCAGGAAGCCATTCCACGGCGGCATATGATCTGCGGTTCGAAATTTACGCGATCACCGTCACGGTCGTTGCGTGCCCCGCTGTGTCGACCGAGTTGTAGAGTTTGGAGGGGAGGATGATCGCCTGGCCGCGGCGGACGATCGGAAGCGGGCCCTTGCCAGCCGTCTTGAGGCGGAGCTCGCCCTTGAGCACGAAGATGAGCAACACGGTGCCGTATTGGATCTTCTGCCACACGTCGACTCCGTTGTACCGGCGCGACTGGTTCTTCACTGCTTCGGAGTAGCCCGCGAACGCAAACTGGTTGATGATGAGGTCGCGCTCTTCCATGCCGAGGAGAGAGTGCACGGCCGCCAAGAACGCCTTGATCTTGTGGTCGCGCGGTCTCTCCAGCCAGATGATCCAGAGCGGGTGCCCCTGGAAGAGCTCGCCCATGTCAAGGTACTTCTCGAAGTAGTCCGGCAGAATCGCAAAGTGTGGCAGGAGGGCGGGGTCGAGCTTCTGGGCCTTGGAGCGCCGACCCGAGAACGTGAAGAGGTCGGTCGGCGCGGCCATCTCACGGATCTCCTTGCCCTTCATGGTGTTGAAGAAGTCCGTGATCGTGCTGTTGTTGACAGAGGAGATGGTGTAGTCACCCTCTCTGTCCTCGGCGACAACGTAGATCATCTTGATGCTGTTTACGAAGTCGCTCTGCGCCTCTGGAGAGATGAGACTGTACTCCGGTGCGAGGATGTACTGGTCCGATGGGGTAGTCGATGCGAGGATGTACTCCAGTGGGTGGGTCCAGGTGGAAGCACAAGGGCAGCTGTGGTACCAGTCCTTGCACTCGAGGCAGATGCGGTTTGAGCGAGGGATCTTGTCTGTCATCCCAGTGATGCCAAGCCTGTAGAGAGTGTTGGTGTTGAATTCGATCGGCTGCACACCAGCGCCAACAGAGCGTGACAGTGCAAGTGTCTGCTCCTGGCGTGTAGGCTCATAGTCAGACTCAGTGTCAGAGGACTCCATTGTGATGGGCATTCCTCCTGGTGCCTGAGACCTTTTGGTGCCTTTTTGTGAGACCCTGGTGCCAAATTAACGAGATACTGTACAAAATTGGTACAGTAGGGTACCCAATTAACGAGATACTGTACAAAATTTGTGAGACACACTGAAAACCAACGCGAGTGCACAATGGCGACCCCTTTCAGCACAGAGGGAATGCTCCCGCGCATCGTGCCCCTCTCGTCGATTCCTGCGCCCGGCGACCTGGGGCCCTACATTGAGACGATGGAGCAGCAGGCGGTGCTCTTCAACCAGATGCATGATGCATGGAAGGAGTCAGAGCATAACATCACCTTCATTCGCCAGAGCTTCGAGGCAGAGCTTGCCAAGGTGCACCAGCAGCAGCACCTCGAGCGCCTGCAGTTTGCAAGTGTGCTGGAAGAAGCCGCTCGCTTGAACCAGCATCTGGTGCAGGTTCTAACAGAGGTGCCATCCACGCATCCCACTCTTTGCACATTGCACAGTCACATGGCCACACAATGTCAGCTGCACTCTCAATCTCTCCCTGCAGCAGACAGCCTCCAATGTGCTGCCCCTCTTCGCGGCGCTCTTCGATCCTCTCCAGTGACTCTATCCACGCCCGCTGTGCAGGTGTGCACTCGGCCCGAATTTGCTCTAGCACCGATCGCTCCCGGTCCAGTTGAAGCTCCTGAGCAGCCAGCCTCTTCTTACAATGCTGACGTGTGTGGCCATAGTAGTGACAGTAGCCACACGCGCGCGGCACCATGAGTGCATAGCTCGGCCCCTTTGACTCGCACAGTGTGCAGATGTCGTCAAAGATTGCCTGAGCCATCTGCCACCTGTCTGATGTGATCGTGCCGAGCAACTCCCTGAGCTCTTTGACCTCTGCGCGCACCGCCTTCTTAGGACGCGCGCCCGACGAGCGGCCCATCCCTCATTGACGCGGAAATTCACGTGCTCGACGGCGTGACCGAAGAGGAGATCGAGTCGTGGATCGGGCACTAAATCTAACACACGGTTGATGCCGCGCCGCCGTGAGGTCATTAACCTCTGTGTTGAGACGGAACCGAGTGTTGTGCCGGTGGCGGACCACCTAAGGAACGAGATCTGGCGTCTGAAGCATGCACTGCATGAGAAGCTAGGGGAGTGTCCTGTGTGTACGGAGGAGTTGAATTGTAGACGATGCACACTCCTCCTGAGCTGTGGTCACTACGTGTGCGCTCCTTGTTGGGTGAAGATCGACGACAAACGCTGTCCCATGTGTAGAGCCTAGGTGGGCGCCACTTGTCGGCATTCTCCGCGAGCCACTCTAACATGAGCTCTGTGAGGGACCGTCTCATTTGACGCACCGTGCGATTTTTAAGCCCATACTAGCACCCGGTACCTACGCGGTACAATGTTGCCGTCCTCGTCCCACTTGAGTCGCATCGCATGCATCGGAGTCCCGAGCCCCTTGGGTACCACGAGTCGCTCGAATCGGCACACACAACCCAGCGCCGACGCAATCTTTCCCCAACCCTCCCTCCGGCGCCAGTGCCCTCCGACACGCGTCGCAATGTGCTTCGCCTCGGAGCGGTTGAAACGCAGTTGCACGTGAGGCGGCACCCAGCTGCAGTAGTACTCAGGGTTCTCCGCGAGCCACGCCCACAGCAGAGCGATCACGTAGTTCATCTATAGTCGAAGAGGAAAAATACTCATCACATTCGGGCCCCCACCACGAGTTGGGCCACACCGGTTTCAGCTCGAGCACGTTCGGAGGGAGCGCGGTGTGCTTCGAGCTGTTCTCACCGAGCGGCATCAGCTGAGTGTTGTGCCAGTTGAACGCGCGCATCAGGTCCACAGGGTCGTCCAGATTGTACCGTGCAATCGGTATGATGTGGTCGATCGAGTCGCCGTCCTTGATCTCACCGAGGTGGGCCATCAGGTGCTCGTAGCTACAGCCAAGCATCTGAAGGGGTGGAGGGTGCTCGCGGCCCTTCATTGCATTGCGGATCCGTGTCCATGTCCGATGCATCACCATGTTGCGTTGTGGGTTTGCTGCTTTCCAGGCGATAGTGCACTGTCGGTTGCGCTCCCTGTTCGCCGCTTGCCATGTCTTTGTCTGGTACCTCTGACACACCTTGCACTCGCTTTGCAACCCATTCCGGGCGCGCTTGTTCTTGTAGAACTCCATCCATGCCTTGGTCACGCGGCACTTGCCACAGGTCGGCATGGTCGGCGGGAAGTGGGCGATTGACGAAACTCAAAAAAGGCGGGAATGAGTGAGTGAAACACCCCCTGGGACGCGGGACGCCGTTTTCGCCGATACGCCGCATAATAGTATCTGTACGTTGTCAACTTGAACATTTCACTTCGCCGTTACTAATCTGTAACTGTCATCTCAAACTTATCAAACTTAATCTAAACTTATCAAACTTACCAAAACTTACCAAACTATGCCTAATAAGGCTTCTGTACGTTGTTAGATGCCCTATTATTATAATTATCTTATTTTCTACAAAAGAGAGAGAGAGAGTATAATAGGGGTGAATACCGTTACAGATTTGTAACGGCGAAGTGAAATGTTCAAGTTGACAACGTACAGATACTATTATGCGGCGTATCGGCGAAAATGGCGTCCCGCGTCCTGGAAAAAAAAGTCGGAGATTTCGATCTCAGTTTCGTCAATCGGGAGATTTCGTCAAATTTCGTCAATCGGGAGATTTCGATCTCAGTTTCGTCAAGTTTCGTCAAACGGTCAAATTTCGTCAAACGGTCAAGTTTCGTCCGGGCACCTTCCGGGCACCTTCCGGGCACCTTCCGTTCCCGCCATGCGCAGACCCAAGAGACGCGACCTAATGCAGAAGCTCCACAAGTGTCCGCTCTGCGAATGTCCCATGTGCAAAGCCATCAAGCTCTTAATTTCCCATCCCTCCCCCGATGGAAGACACCCTCGCGCTTCTCGTGACCGGTATGGTGACAGTGGTAGTAGCGAGTCTGTGGTGTCTGCCGATTAAGATCCGTTTCCATGTGACGACCGGATCTAAATATGGTCAACCCAGCCCTCGCACTCGGCACAGAGCTGATGCCCGTGGGTCTCCAGAAGCGGCAGCGAGCAGACCAGGCACGCTCTGAAGGGGTGCGTCGAGAAGGACTCCGTCTGTCTGACAGTCGTCGTAGGCGGGAAGTGGACAGGCTTTGCGATCTTCAGGGCCTCCATCTGGTCAATCTCCTGCACGCGCTCGAAGCCCCGCTTGCCCATGGTCATGCTCATCGCGGGGCAGGCCTTGATCGCCTCGATGCTCATCGCGCCTTGCCACTCTCCGGCGGCGAGGGGGAGCGGGTCCGCTGTGGTCTGGATCGCCTCCTCGACGACGCGCTTCTCGAGTTTCTTCGCATCCGCCTTCTTCCGGAGCTCCACCTGCTCCTCGAACTTCGCCGCTGAGAAGGTGTCGTAGCTCTTGGCGCGTTCCTGGTCGATCTTGCGCGGCACCATTCTTGCGTACACCTTGAGGTCGCGGATCGGCGCGTCCCAGTACTCATTGCCGGCCATTTCGAAGGACGATCTGAAGATGTCCTCGAACGCGAAGAGGGGTGTGTACACGGGCACCTTCATCTTGTGCTCCATCGACCATGCTTCTCTCATGGGGTTGCCGTTGTCGCCTTCAAAATCGCCTCTCTTCCACGCCTCGAAGAGATTGGCGAAATGCAGCACGGCCTTGTCGTTGCGCAGGTACCCTGGCTGTGCTTTGGCCCAGTTCTTCAGCGTCTCGGGCGGCCCCGCATTGACTGCCCAAAACCACACAAGTCTGCAGCGCCCCTTGAACTTCAGGTGCGGGCCAAGGAAGAACTGGAGCTCATCGTATGGCCACTCCTCGAGCGGGGCCATGAGGTCGGCGATCACTCCCTTGACCATCGCCTTCCTCTCCGGGTTCAGGCCGCCGCGCAGGGCCTCCAGCATTTGTATCTTGCCATGGTAGTCTGCCATTGCTTTGGGTCTCACGGTCTCAGTGTTTAGTCACTTGGGTCTCAGTCTTGGTGAAAGGGTCTCACAGTCTCAGTCTCACAGTCTCAGTGTTTAGTCACTTCAGTCTTGGTGAAAAGGTCTCACAGTCTCAGGGAGAGGTCTCACTGTCTTTCCCGCTTGCACACTGCTTGCACAATGCATGCACACCAGGCTGGGAACCACAGAGGTGCTGGTGTGTGTGGCAATGCGGGCGGGGGTGCAGCCGCAGCCAGAACTCGTGCCCGCCTTGGCACTGGCCGTGGCAACCCATCCCCTTCGATCAACAAGAAGCACGACGTCGCTGCAGCCCCGACATCTGGTGGCCTCTTCACCTTTGAGCGAGTTATGACGAACCAGTGCGAGAGCAATGTGGCGTATGCTCTGGGCACCGACAGCAACGAGCTCGCCTTCTTCACGAACTGGGTCGGCGCCGCGTTGGATGAGGCGGGTCGCCTGAGCAATGAGCTTGATGCACCGAAGCACCCGATCATCCAAGAGGCCATAGGTGCAACCATCGAGTTCGTGCACGTGAAGTATGGCCAGCTCAAGCACATTGCACACCCCAAGCATGAGCAGCTGCCACCGCCCATCAACGACGACCAGTATCGCCCCGACCAGTACGTGATGTATGAGCTTGACGACAAGCGCTACGCGATCAACCCGAGCGGCTACCACTACGAGATCGTCTCCACCAAGTCGTGGCCCTACACGGTCGAATACGTGTGCACAGTTGATCTCGGTGGGTACAACGATGATGAGAATGGGGAACCTGCAGAGCTCGTCTACGCGGTGCGCCTCACGTGCCGGGGCTTGCCGATCGAGTACCAGCAATGGCACATGAAACCCGGATGTGTTGGCACCCCAAAGCCCTACCTCGACCTCAAGCTGCGACAGCACTGCATCCGGGTCGAGTACGGCGAGATGTTCGGCAATTCCTTCCAGCCGTGGACGAGAGTTTTCACGTCAAACGGATTGCAGTCGTGCAACCCGCCCTGCATCTATGTGGGTGACAACCAGATCGTGCGCTCGCTCTCGCGACAGGAGTACTGGAAACCCCCCGCGGATGAAGAGGAGGTGGATGAGATTGTGGCGGCACCCTTGGTGGCATCGGCAAAGTACACGCTCGACACTATCAACGACGAGCTGTGCCTCTATTTCAAGCGCGGCAAGGATGAGGGGATTTGGATGCGCTGCGCGAACTTTGCGATCGATCACGTTGTGTCGATCCTCGAGTTCCACGACTCGCCCGAGGTGCCGATCTTCCGCCTCAAGGTGCACCGCGTGATCGACGACTCTAAGGAGGGGACACTCTACTTACTCCCGGAGCACAACGTGGACGTGGACGATACGCAAGACTGTGGCCGTCTCGAGGCGGAGGTGAACGTTGCGGTGGGTGACCTGAGAGACGCAAAGGACGTGTGCGCCGTCTTCTCTCGTGCGAGTTCGCTCTTGCTGTGCGAGGACAACTTCACCCCCGGAGTGCTCAATTGCTACCTCAACAACATACGCACCACCTGGCCCCGTCCGACGCGCGTGTGTACATACTTCGGCCTGCAAGATAAGTCGGACCTCTTCGTGATGGGGAACTGCGTCTTCCGTTTTGACGGCTCCGTGAAGCTGCTCGACGAGTCGAGTGTGACCATCTACGCCGAATACTTCGACAGCGACAAGAACAAGATGCTCAAGATGCCGAAGAGCGACTTTCCGCGGGTCCTCCTTGTGCCACAGCCGTGGGTTCGGTATACGCTCTTCTTCAGCCTGTGGAAGCACTACATCAGCACAATGTTCCTGAACAACGAGATGCCGGCAAAGTGCATGTTCGCGACCGCAGTGATGCAGATCCACGCGTCTAAGTTTTGGAACGGCGAGGCGATTGGGCACGGGCTCGCCTCTGCGTGGGCCAAGTCAACCGCACCGGGGACAGGTGTGCCCCCCCGATGAGCCTCAACGCTGTCCTGTATCGGTGTGGAGTGGACGACCCCCTTATTGGCGCGCGGTGAGGGGGGGAAGTCGCACCTCACACCCCGTGTCCACCCGCGCGGTGTGTAGGCAAAACGGAAAGCCTCGAGCTGATCAACGGCCTAGTGGGCTTCAAGTGGCGTGGACTATGGCAAGGCGAGGCGTCCTCTCTGCCCGCAATCTTCTGTCGCCTCGCTTCGCAATCGGGCCTCTGCCTTGCGCTCGACGAGTTCATCACGCAAGCGGCGGCCGATACCGAGAAGTCGAAGAAGATTAAGGACATTGCGCACTCGACGTACGACAAGTCGATCCGCGCGAACATGGCCTACACTCAAAAACCACGCACGGGTTGGGTCGCAAGCTCTAACCTGCTGGTACACCCCCGCTAGGACCGAACGCAGTCGGGATGGGAGCACCATGAAGACTTGATCGCGTTATACGAGTTGCGTAGTGCTCTGCTGTAGCTCCGTTCGCGAGCGGGGGTCTTGTTGTACCTCACCGGAACCCCTTCCTTACCGGTGCAGGTGAATGAGGACGACGACGCCTTCATGCAGCGCATCCTGTTGATCACCTTCGCACCGCTCAACACGGCGGGGGTCGACACCTCGAAGACTGCGAATAACAACGCGCAGTGGACCGCAATGAAGGAGGCGGTCTCTTGCCTGCTCCCGGACTTTGCCTCGCTGCTCGTACATGGGAAACTCGACAAGGAGGCGATCGCAGACTGCTGCAACTTTGTGAACGAATGCTCCGGAGTGCTCTACAACCGCAACTGCAATCTGTGGGGGTTCCTTCTCTACTACCTGGTGCTGCTCACCTTCCTTGCACAGGGGGTTGTAGAAGATTTCGAGAACATCTTCGAGTACGTCTGTAACCTCGCGGTGCGCCAGAACTATGTGACAACGAAGCACTCCTCGATCATCGATCAGTTCATCCTCGCGCTCGAAAAGTGCCGCCAAGCCTTCAGTGCGTCGGCCGACAACCGCAATTCGATCCACTGGCACAACTTCCGTACGGAGTGCAAGCCGGAGGGATACCTTGAGCTGAGCCCGCTGAATTTCTACGCGATCCGCCTCGACCACGTGCTACTTGTGATCTCCAACGTCCTCAAGGTCAAGTTCAAGCGTGCGGACATTATCCGTGCTGTTGAGGAATGTGACTTCGCACACTTTAGCCGCGCTAAATTCTACGATCTCGACAATAACGAGTTCCCGATCAACAAGACCTTCTACGACGAGCAAACAAGCTGCCAGACCACGGTGCCGCTGCCGGAAAAAGAGCTATTGGAGACTCAGGTCGCCCGTCAGCGTGCGCTCTTCTTCAGGGCTAAGGAATTTGACGCAGTGTGGCAAGACGTTGACGGCCTGGGGGGGAAGGAGCTTAAGGACTACAAGACGATTATCATCAAGTCGGTATCGCCACATGCAGGCAGCTACAATTTTTACGATGCCGTCATGCATGGCTGGTTCGGTTACCGTGCAGTCGGCTATTCTACATTCGCACCCTTTTGCGGCGCGACGAACGCGATCCTCCACCTCAGAGATGACACCGGTTCGATGTTTATCTCGGGAATGGAGCAGATGCACCGCGACGGCAACTGGCGCACGCCCCTCGCAACGTTCGATCCCCGTGAGATTCTTATGCACTATGGCTACGAAGACTTCCCGGACGACAACTCTCTACCCCCGTGCTTCCGCATCAACCCCTTCCAGTACCGCAACAGCGATGGGGACTGCGAGATGCCCGACGACCCGCGCTCGAAGCACTACCACGCGGGGCTGTTGGACGACTTCGATGCGGGCGATCCCTACAACACGGCACACTCCCCTAAGAAACCTCGGCGCACCGAGTTGCGGAGTGGTGAGACCTCCCCCGTGGGTTACCGGGCCTCCCCGGGTTCGATTCTCCAAGAGACACCGCCGAGCCGCACAAACAAAGGCTCGGACGGGGGAGCGCGGCAGGTGAAACGCAACCAGCGCCGAGCTCGTTTCTCAGACGGTATTACGCACACACGACGAGCCCCCCACCCCCTCGCCCCGCGGCATCCTAAGAGATACTCTACATGGAAGCGTCCCTGGTACATGCCCGCAGACGAAGGCGAGGACCTGATGGACGACGACGGCGAAGAGGTGTGCCCAGTAGCCATGAGTCCATCCCTCCTGCTCTCACCAAAATTGGCCTTTTGTAGGAGGGAGAAGACGAATTCGAAGAGGACGGCTTCATCATCTCCGACGACGGCCGCTCGGACGACGACAATCACTCCGACGGCATCCGCTCGGACGACGACAATCACTCCGACGGCATCCGCTGGGACGACGACCATCGCTCGGACGACGAAGATACGGACCACCACACGCCACCTGTCGTCATCGGGGTACCGTTCACGTTCGGTATCACAGAGACGCCACGCGAAATTTTCGAAGATTGCCTGCAGCAGATACGGCCCGATCTCTTCGAGAACGACCGAGCAGGACTTCGGGAGTTGCAGTCGCGCCCTGTGGATCAGATCATACCACCAGATCACTACTACCACCAAGACGACATCTGCTCTGCAGACGAGGAGGCCGAAGACGAGGCCTGGGGTCCCGGTGTCTCAGTCCACGGGGAGTACTACTGATTCCGGCGCGACGGCCTTCTTCACGATCTTCATGGCTGGCCACCTGTCAGCGTCCACGTGACCTTTGACCATCTTTGTGAACTTGGCCTTGTCGAGCTTGGCCTTCTCGGGGCACTCCAAATCGAGCACCGCCTTCGCCACGAGCTCTCCTTCCTCAATTGCGACCTCGATCTCGGACTTGGCGGACGTGAGTGGTGCTCCGTGTGTGAGGGTGGATAGGGCGGCACGGTCGGAGAGGATGGTGGAGAGCAGGTTGAGCATGGCCCCCGCTGCTTCATCGTACGCGTCGGCTGTGTAATTCACGCCGGTGTGCAACGCGAGGTAGAAGCTCATTCTGCACGGGACTTGGAAAATGAATATGCCAGCGCGGTAGCCGTGATTGCGCCGAGTAGAAAGGAGACCCCGAGTGCGTAAATGACCTCGTTGTCGTTCGGGGGTTTCGCGAAGAGCTCCGGTGGTAGTGCTGGAAACGCGGGGAGCGGTGTCAGCTCTGGAAGCGGTTTAAACTCTAGTGGTGGTTTCTTTTGCGGCGTCGACGGTATGTCGGGATGCGGGTGGATGTGGCCACTCACTTTCGGATCCTCCATCACACACACTCTGGAATTTTAGGTGTCGCCCGTTCGTGCGCGTAGCGATAGGATACTCTCTTTCTCTGACCCCTTTCGCACGTATGCGGCGATCACATCGGCCCAATTGTCCGTTGGGTACAATCTGATGTCCACATACGGATTCTCGTTGTCGTGATAGAACGGCTGGCCGCGCCCATCGAGCAACATAAACGTGTCGTTGTAGAACCAGTGCGTCCCCTTGAACATTTGCTCCAAGATAGACTTCATTCGGTACGTGTCGATCTGCACGTAGGTCCAGTGGTTCAGCGTCACGAGAGCGTGGAAGTGTGGGTGGTGGTAGGTGGGTCCAATCTCAACGCCTGCGTCGACCGTAACGGATTCAATGTGTGTCTGGTAAGTGTCGTACATGTAAGAGTTGTCGGTTACTCCATTCACCTTCTGGCCATAAAACGTCTTCTCCGCCTTGTTCGCCTTCTCAATAGGCATGTATGCACGTGAGGAGATCGTATCCTGCGGCACCTTATGCAGCTTCACACCCAGCAGAACGATGCGACAGAGGTTGGTATCTTGGCCGAATAGTGCGCGCACCGCGTCCGCCATCTTTTCGCAAACCGCTCGCGCCTCCAACTCGCTCTTCACGGCGCGATGCAGCGAATAGGTGATAAAGACCCGTGATTGGGTCAATTGCCGCTCCTGCATCACCCCGTATTTCGTCGGATGTCCAACCTTGTCACTAATGGGCATCTTCTGCACGTAGTCATCACCCGCCCAATCGGTGCCGGTCCCTGGGATGTAATCGCGTTTAATGAATTTGCCGCCCTCGACAAACGCCTCGGGTACATCTCCAGGCTCCGTCGGTGTCTTGATGAGGTAACCCGCACTCACGGGCTGTACTACCCGAAGGCAGTTTTTGACAGGCCCATCGGGTGTATTGATCGTCACGTTGCGGTACTCTTGACGAACCATCTTGGGATCGAACACTGGATTCGCCTCGCTTCGGAAGGCGTGCATGTGCCCTACCATTGCGTGCACGTCGTGTAGAGCGTCTCGCAACGCTCGGTTGCAGCTCTGTACCTCCTGCCACGTCAACTGGAACGGTTCGGGGCGCACTTTCTCTTCATAGGAATCGCTGAGGAACTCTTTGAACCTGTCGATGATTTTCGAGGCCTGTGCCATCGCCGCGCTCTCGTTTGTCTTCCAATCTTTCGGCAGCCTGTCCCAGAATTTCTGTATGTACACCTCTGGGGGCTTCCTCACCTTCGTCGCCTGCTTGTTGCTGTTGTACTCTAGGAGACGACAGTTGCGTTCGCGCGTGTACTGCTCCACCGCCTCGAGGTGCTCGTTCAAAACCTCCTCCCACGACTGATCCAAGTGTGCAAACGCGCGCTCGTACTGCTTCTCCTTCTGCTTAGCAAACGATATGATCTCGCGCCGTTTCGCTTCGTGTTCAGGACCCACAAGCCCGAGCCTGTGCGCTGCATTTTTTCGGTGCCCACCCTCACCTTTCTTCCACGCCTTGCCAATCGATTGCGTCTGCATGTAGAGGAACCACGGGTCGAATTTGAAACCACTTTTGAGAGGCGCGTCCTTCAGACCCAACCACCAGGTGTCGTATTGCACCTTCCCCGGCTCGAACCGCCCCGTGCCCGCGACACCGACAGACGCCGTGACACGCCCCGTGCGGTGGTAGAGACCCGGCGCGAGCTCCAGCGTAGAGGCACAATCGAGGCAGACGTTCCCAAACTTGATCGACCGCATCAGGCGGTATCCCCTGTGCCCGTAGCACACCTTCGTCGTAGGCCACCTCACCGCACCCTGCACGATCGGTCGGTAGTCCCCTTTCTCGTCCCACGCGTGGTTGATGTAACGCCGGAAGGTGAAGGGGTTCGTTTCGCGTTTTAGATGCCCCAGATGACTACGCGCCTTCCACTCTTGGTCCAGTATCGGCTTTTTCAGTAGGAATTCGCGCGTCTCCCAAAGATGGAAACCCTTGCTTGTAACTGTTGGAGTCTCGCCCGACGCATCTTCTTGCGTTACGTGACCGTGTTTGGGCACTCTCGCTAAGTGTGACAGCACCTCGTTCTTGCTCCAAAACCGGCCGTCGTGGAAGGGTAACGGCGCAACTGATTCGTCTGCTGCGATGGTGCCGGCGCGCCAGTACTGGAACACCCAATGCGCCGTGCGGTCCACCGATAGAAAGTAGCTGGAGTACATGTGTTCGTACTCGAAGTAAGGGCGACTGCAACGCGTGCACCCGGCGCAGAAGGTCTCGCCATCTTTGAAGACGGATGTCATTGGCTGAAACGGCAGGTACTCGTAATGCCACGGTGTCTGTAACCACTCAAAGACGGTCATGTCTGAACGGATAGTCACGGGTTGATTAGTGAACGTACCAGGCAGCGGCACATCCCCGCGGTGCAGCGACCCCGTGATTGTGGTGAAGGGATTATGAGCAAAGAGGTGGTTTATGGGGATGTTTGGCACCTCCCTGTCGAAGATTACCTTCAGCTGTGGTTTCTTCATCTTCTTTTTAGTGGGTGCTTTGCCAATGCTCTCCAACGCAGCCATCATGTCGCCAACCGTGTACTTGTCTCGTGGCTTCACACCTTCTTCGTATGTCGGCGGCACGCTCTGGAACACCCTTGGTAACAGCAGTTCAGTGCCTTCACAGGAGCCGTACTTGACTGGAGCACAGTGGCCGGTGTGCTTTCCCTTGGCGATGCACATCCCCTCCGTCATCCCGCGTTGTTTGTCAGCAACGGAGATCTCGTTCGTCTTGGCGAGTCCCAGGGGTCCGGAGGTATCGTGGTAGATGCTGAGTATTCTGCGTAAGTTCATATGAAACATTGCGAGCGTCTCGTCTGTCAGATTAGCGTCAAACAACTCCTTTTTGTACTTGCCATCCTTCCAGACTTTCCTGTGCCGACCGTCGAGAGTGTAGTCCCAGATCTGGTAATCGTTCAGTACCTTCACCATACCAATCCGTGAATCCACGTCCCCTTCCAACGTTACACCAAGCTTCGCCGGGTACTCGCTGCGTAAAAATAGGTTCGCCGTGCTGCCGTAGAGATCCTTATACTCGTCCACGTACCTTTGTTCCTCATCCCTAGGCATGCGCTTTTCACTCACGAACATGTGATACGGTTTCTCGTAGACGTCGTGCACCGACCATGGAACGAACTTGTCGCTGAAGAAGTGGTGGTTGCCGTCTGGGCGTTTTTTCGAGTTTGGCTTGCCGGGTTCGAGAGGGCTCTTTGTTTGTTCATTAATCTTCAGAAGCTGGTCGACCTCTGTTGCACCCGCATCCATTAGCACATTCTTACCCATCGCGTTCGCTAGTGCACCCGATTTCGTTACACCGTCATCGGGATTGGAAGTCTCAGTGTTTTCCGGGTCCTCTCCTCGTTCTTCGCCCAAGTTCTGCTCTTCATCATCTTCCTCGTCCTCCGCATCGGCACCCACATCGACGGCCTTCTGCTTGTTTGTTGCAACGCCAGGGGTCGTCTGCGGTGCCGGTGTCTGGATAGGCTGTGTCACAACCGAATTTATCCCGAGGAACTGCCGCAGCGATACTTTTGCCACGTCCCCTGTCGTAAGAGCCCACTCCGCCTCGTCTTTTGGTGGGAGCTCCAGAGCATCAACCAGTGCCTCTCGTTTCTTTTGGATGATCTGGGTAAAGTTTAACGGCATATGTCCCTCTTTCCTCCACTCGGGCCACCGCTGGTACATGTTGTAGTCTTTCTCATGTGGCTTCTGCTTTGTTGTGGACTCTTGTGTACCGTGATGTGGGTATAACCAGAGCGCCTTCGGAAAGGACCAGCCAAATGCACGACCTTGCTGATCTGTGCCGTAGTCGTCGCGTTCAAACATGCGCCCTTCCCATGGCGTCCCCTTGAGCTTATCCACCCACGCATCCATGTTCTTTGCCTCGTCTGCTGCTTTTGGCCAGTTAAACTCGGTGCCTTGCTTGACCCCGTCTGGCTCCGCTTTTGAACCCGCCCAGGGAAATAAGCTCACAGTCGACAGCTCATCGCCACTCTTTGCACCCTTCCTCCTTTCGCGCCAAGCTAGCACCGACCAACAGGTGCTTGGTTTTTCGATTGTTGGCACTTCGAATTTGTAATCATCATGCTGTACCATCTTATTGCCGTCGAACTTCAAGAAGCTATCTTCGACCCAAAGCTTACCCTTTTCACGTGTATAGCCCGGATTTGGCAGACGCATACGAACGTTCGTCGGTCCCCAGGAGCTCCAGTTGTAGTTTGGGTTCCCACAGTCTTCGTAAAAGTAGAGGCCGTAGAACGCTGCGAGTCGGATGCCGATGACTGGCTTTGCTCCTCGGTTAGCGTCGTGATTATCCTTCCAACCTCCCATGAATCGCCTAAACTCGTTCGTCGCTGCATCATCCGACGTCGTAACTTCCGAAAAGAATGTGCTCATTCCAGCGCTGCGATACCACGCCACCTTGCCTGTGGGTTGATACGGATTGCCACTCTGGAGATGCCTGATCTCCCTGGCGGGATTCCACGCTCCAACGTATCCACTAGTGGCGCTTCTGGTACCACCCCCTTTCAACTGTGACATGAAGGCGTAATACGGTACAAACGCTGTATTCGTACTTTTTGTTATAGTGTAGTCTACCTCTCCACCGGTATCGTTCGGCATGTCACCCGCGTATCCAACCCGTGGTATAAAGTGTTTCTGCCCGTCGTGTATGGGGTCCAATGATCCAGCACCGGAGTTTGCCGTTAGAGCCCAGAGCATCATTTTTTGAAAGATTTCGCCCCCGTCTGGCGTTTCGGGGTCATAACAAGTTACCGCGCACCAAAGTTCAAACGAGGGGACATGCTTAAACGTCCACTCTTCCCTCAATGCCTTTGCTTCTTTCTCGGCCTCCTCCGCACTCCACTCCCACTCCTGACCGAGTGGTGGATAGGCAAAGAAGCTCATTCTGTAGTTAGGTCAGATTATGTGGGAATGTCGCGAGGTGTTTAGGGTGTGGCTCGGCAGTCGCCATGCCCTTGTGGATGTACTGTTTTATGATCATTGCCCAGTCGGAGGTGGGCAGCAGTTTGACGCTGATGTACGGACGCTTCGTGATCTTCATGTCCGGGTGGTGTAGAGAGTTGTTGTAGAGCTTCTTGAACAGGTTCTGCATCACCGGCATATTCACCTGCACCTGACTGTAGTGATGCACCGTCAGCCAGATGTGTGCGTGCAACCGCTCTAAATTCTCGCCGACCTCCACCGCCGCCTGCCACTCGACCTTGCTGATCACGTCTTCAAACAGGTCGCGTGCGTAATGCTCATCCTTCGGGCCAAACTTAAGGTAAGCACACATTGTGTCGTCCATTGAGAGCACATCTAATGCATTCTTCGCGGCCATGCGTGCGTCGAGGTCCACCTCCGGGCTTCGATAGTTGACGGTCTGGTTGGTGTTGAGTGTGATGAAGAAGTTGGACTCGATCTTACGCCGCGCCTCTGAAGGGTCTCTGTGGTCGGTGTATGCGCCGGTGAAACTGTCGCCGCCCTGGCCGTTCGGACCGCGGCCGTTGATCTTCATGTCCGGGTGTCGTACAATGTTGCCACCCGGGTAACGCCACGCACCCTTATCCTTCACACCGTGGTGCTTTGACACCTTCGATTCGAGTGCATCACCCTTGGTGTTGTGGAGGGCGATTGGCTGCACGGAGATCACCGCGGGCGTCCTCTTCACCATCGTGTTCGCAAAGTTACAGCCGCGCTTCACCTCCGGCTCCTTGAACAGCAACCGGCTCTTCCTTTGTTGGAGTCTTACTTGTTGGAGTCGTCTCATCAGTGGGCATGAGAAAATTAGGCCTCCTCCTCCTCGTCACCAATGGGGCTCTCTGGACGCTCCGCGATCGTGTGTGGGTCGCTCTTCGCCTGCCAACTGTGATAGGCGTTCGCAGAGCAGAACTTGAAGGCGAAGAGTGGTTTGCCGCCCTTCCCCTCCCACGGACACTTCACCCGGTAAGCGTAGCGTCCGTTTGCGAGCACTACGACCGGCACCTCGTCTTGCGGCAGGTCGAATTTCTGCTTGGTCGTCATACACGTCATAACTACTCTTTCCATGTCGATACTCACTCAGAATAAGCTCGTGGCCACAGACGCGCTGCTGACGGATCAACCAGCCATGTACGTGGAGGGGATTGGCCACCTGGATCAATACGGAACCTATGTAGACAAGTGGTGGTCGCACGGTATCATCTTTTTCATACGGGACCAGGTCGCAAAAGAAATCGAGCACCTCGCACCGACGGACCCCGCGCGGCGCCCACTGGCTGACCGGCTCGCGCGACTTAATTCTGAAATCTACTGTGATGGCGACGCCACCGCTGCTCCGACGCCAACCGGGCACGCCTAGTTGGGCTGACATCGAGGAGCAGGGCGAGGCGAATTTCAGTTGGGGTCGAGAGGCGTGGCTCATGGGTGCACCGCCGCCGCCGCCCGACGACTGGGTGCAGCCGAAGAGGACTTGTCGCGCGCGCTCCATCACCGAGCACCCCGTCGACGTGCACACCGGCAATCAGTTCGACGCGCTCACAGCAGTTCCGACGGGATCTGCACCGCCTGACACACCCGCTCCTTCACCTTCTTTGCCAGAGACGTCGGCACCTTCGTCTGAACCTTCGAGACGTCCTTCGGAACCACCGCTTTCTCGGCCACCTTCTGCTCGTACAGATTGAGCACCTTCTGCATCTCGTCCTTGGCCGCCGCGTACGCCTCGGTCGTCATGCTGGGGGGCTCGGCGCAACGCTTGCGTTTCTTCGCGAAGGCGTCGTCAAAGTGGTTCTTGCTGAAGCTCACGTAGCGCTCCCGTGGCATGAAGCACGCTTCGCGCGACTGTTGCACGAGCAGCACGTCGCCGTAGAGCTGCATCTTGAAGACGTTTGAAGCGGTCGCATTGTGAGGTAACTCCTTTGTCGCGTAGTACCAGACGCCCAGGTCCCGTTCGGTCATCTTGCAAGCACCCTTCTTGCGCATGGAGTGGAAGGTGGAGGGCGCGCTCGGGTAGTTGAAGGGGGAGTGTAGGTACTTTGCGAAGTTAAATCGACCGTCTTCCGGGAAGAGCAACAGCTCGAAGATTTCCCCCTGTGGCGTGATTTTGACTCCCATCACGGGGCTCTCCTGTGCTGCGCACGTCGCGTGGAAGGTCTGCACATCCATGCGGCCCGTCGTGTGTGCCAACTCGCTGAAGTGCGGCGCGACCGTCGGCACCGTGCCCGTCACGTGTTCGATGTGGTCCATTACCTTCGCGTACTCGGCGGTGGTGATCCCCTCTCGTGCGAGCAGATGCGCCGCGTGTGCGACAACCGACTCCCAGTTGCAGTAGGAGCCCTTCTTCAGCAACTTGCCGCAGTTCGACCAGGAGGGCATGTAACAGAACACCTGTTTCATCGGAAACCCCGTCCAGTCGCATTGGTAGAAGACCCCCGTGTGCAGTTTGCGCTTTCCCATTGTGCTGTCGTCAGAAAATGCAGTGCTTGCAAAGTGCCACTGCGACGACCTGAGTGTCCTTTTTCCTTTTTAGGCGAAAGCGAGCAGATCTCGCAATTCCGTTTCCTCCTCGAAGACCGATTGCGAAATTGAGCGATTTCCGTCTCTGGAGCTGTAGGGCTGCGTGCCGTCGTGTCGCCAGCGTGTCGGATCCACCTCTCTCTGCGCACTCGGCACGGGGGGCAGAGGCGTCTTCTGGTTTGCGTGGCGCTGCGTGATGTATGCCGCCGAAGCGAGGCCGATCAGAGCCCAGGCCGCATTCTCCATCTTAGCGACTGTTTTAGATTTAACGACACATGCCGTCACAGTCGAACGCGCGGTTCCGGCTGAGGTGAGTGTTCTCCATCCACACATCCCGCCACACTCGCCAGTCGGTCGTCTCGGGGAGCTTGTTCTGCCAGATGAGCTGCGAGTAGATCGGCAGTTGTCCTTTCAGTGCTGGGTTCCCGGGGTTGCCCCTCGTGCCGACTTTCCCGCGCGTCGAGTTCTGCACACACCGCGGCGTCAGTTTGAGCGACTCGTCGAGGTGGCGGCTCGTCGGGATGAAGGTCTCGGGCGCATACTGCTGCTGCACGAGTCCCTGCATCGAACCGATCACGCCCTTGTGCAACTTCACGTCGCCACGATGAGCCGTCGCCGCATGCCGCCACGCGTGAGAGTCGTCGCGGATCCAGTGTTGCGTCTTGACGGGGTCGACGGTGAGCGTCACGTCGCCGTTCACGTAGACGTCTGGGTAGCCGCGCTGGCCCGGGGGTGGCACCTCCTTCGCGTGGGCGTCGACACGGTCCTTCTCAGCACCCTCGCGGTCGACGTACTGCTCGTGGTGCGCATCCCACTCGAGATGCTGCTGTGCGTAGGGGAGCGGGTGAACGGAGTCTCCCATAGTTAAAGAGGCACAAGAAATTAATCTAAATGTATCAGCAGTTATGGCAACGTTTGCAGCGCTACTTGGGCTGTTGGCCACTGGGGCGGTGGCGGCGGGTACGTCGTCATCAAGGCCTACCTTCTTTGTACCAGCAGCAAGTACTCAAGCTTTGCAGAGGGCGGCCGGTGGTGCGGCAGAACGGTCGATTCTCTCGACTGCTACTGATTTAAGAAACGTTCATGCTACACTGTTCCCAAGACTCGGGGATACATATTTTGAGCCTGAAAGTGCATTACCGTTGCCGACTAACCATGTAGCATTTCCCGCTTCAGCGTCGGGTGCGAGAAGCGGTGCGTCAGGTGCGAGAACTTCGACGACAAGCGGAGCCGCCCAGCGTGCGTGGCTCAGTGCGGCAGCCACAGCAAGGGCGGTCGGAAATAGGGCTGGGGCTGGAGGGCCAGATACTGGTTACAGGTTCGACTCAGACTCTACTGGTAGCACAGCTGACCGTAGTGGCACCACGAGCAATCCACGCACAGCGAATCCAACGGGTACGACGTCGAATCCATGGGTAAATGAAGCAACAAGTACACCCGGAACAGACACCAGGCCGACAAGCGAACCTAATCCAGCGAGGTCTACTACTACTACTGCTCAAAACCCGGCGTCTCAACATACCCCTAGACCCCCCGACTCTGGGCCACAAAACAGGATGCGCGCCATGAGCTTGTTCCGAAGAGCAATGCCGTGGTTCAACGTTGCGGACTGGCTAGCCAGAACCATCGACACAGAAGTTAAACATGGAACGGGTGAAATTAACAACGAGGAGCGAATTGCACGACATGGTGAGACCGCTGGTGGTGTCGGAGGTGGGATCATGGGGGGTTGGTGGGGGGCATTGGAGGGATTCGAAATTGGGTTTGCCACCCCCGCCGGTCCATTTGGTGGAGTGGTTGGCGCGGTCATAGGAGGCATTGCGGGGGCGGGTGTCGGAGGAGGGGTTGGGCATGCTACAGCCGGCGCGATTGCTCGACCGGGGCAGATTAAACGAACAGTAGATACACATCGGTGCTTTCTGTTCTGTGGTGACGATGCGTTTAATTACACGAATCAGCCAAGCACTACAACTGCAACGACTCGACACGATCCACGAGTTGATGAGCTCATCGCCGGCACGGAAAGACTTGTGGCGAACATCAACCCACGTACTGAATGGTCGGTTGTAAAGGAGGTGCAGGACATGTTCGGGGGGATACTCAACTACTTTCGTACTAACCGGTCTGAGTACACAGATGCACGAAAAGAGGCACTGACCCACCTGGCAGGGGAATACGCTCGTTTGGGTTCGCAATGGTCTTACTACCACACAGCACAGCATCAGGAGGAAGACGCTCTAAACAGAGCACTTGGCAGTTGGCGGCAGCTGCAATGGAATGCATTGGCCCCATCAGAAAGGTTGGCAGCGTTGCACATACTTGATAATCAAGTGCATACTGCCAATCGATTGCTTGCGGATGATCCAATGCTGCGAACAGCTGAGATGGAGAATTCAATTGTTCAAATGCAGCAAGTGTATCGACAGTGGCACACTTACTCTTTGCAACAACAGGATACTACCCGGGCGAACGATGACTTGTACCAGATGGTTGCGCGTCTTGAACTAATAGCTGCCGATCTGAGAGCACATCCAGAGCACGGTGATCAGCAGGTTGAAGGACACGGCGGACGTTCGGTAAACGAGGAGTTTGAATATCTACAACGACAACTGGTGGACCATTTGGAAGCACTTCGTGTGGAAGCACTTCGTGTGGAAGCACTTCGGGCGATTCGGGCGGAAACAGCACGGGCAGCTCAGGCCCCGGACCCTCCAGCAACCCCGAACTTCAAAACAGATGCTCCCTTGGTACCAGCAATTCCGAACTTCAATACAGACGACACTAGCTTACCCACGAGTGGTGATGATACGGCGGGTGGTGTCTTACTTCCGGAGTTATTCGACATGCCTATAGATTCGACGTATTCTCACCCCAATCGCTTACTACAGGGTACAATCAACCAGACGCTCGTAGATCACATCGACGCCATACTAGACGCTGGTGTGCCGCTGCGTTAGCGCGTTAGCTTGTAGACAACCCAGACACCACCGACGAACATGATCGCGTAACCGATCTTCCCGAGACCCTCGGTGAGGCCTGCCTCTACAGCAGCCCCGGCGCCACGTATACCGCCTCCGCCGCCTCCGCCACCCATACTTGCAATGACGTTATTAAGAGTAGTGCGAATACCATCACCAATCTTATCAAGACCGTCCTTGAGTCCAGCACCAACAGTATCAAGACCGTCCTTGAGTCCAGCACCAGCAGTATCAAGCGTATCGCCTGCGTCGATTGCAAGTGGTATGCCCAAGACGAGTGTGGCGATCGTCATTGCCGGCACACCCATCGCCGCCAGAGCAGCTGCCGCCGCGGTTCTACCAAATTTACGACTGGTCAGAATGTCCATCACCTGCTCGTTTTCCCATGGCATGTCGGGTAGATTGGACCCGACATATGCCTTAAAGTCATCCCACGTGCTTGGACCCGACACCACGAGTGCTTCTGCTCCGTTTGGCAGAGGGATCGCCTTCCCCCACGTTTCGTCAACGGTGGCGTCGGCGGGTAAGGGCAACTTCAGAGATCGTAGTGTGTTCGCTTCTCGGTAATACTTGTTCCCTATGAGTGGCAAACTTACGTTCCCTACGAGTGGCACACTTACTTCCCTCGCCTTGATAGGCTTACGTGCCCCACCCATCCCACCGAGTTTATCACGGAATTTATGCACAAGGTGTGGTCGAACATCTCCTGGTTGCATAACTGTTGATCCCGGGGGTACAACGATCCCTCTCTCCCAAGTGGGCGCGGCGTAGATTTTGCGACGCTCCTCGTGTCTCTGTCTACCTGTCATTTTGGCAAACTTGTTACCTTCCAGAGATGTCATTTGGTTATGCACGTCCACCTGTGCTGCGCTTGAATAAGACATAGTACACCCCCTTCAGATTTAAAGGTCGTTCACGGTCGGCACTTTCGGTTTCTGCATCACCGCCATCGCCGCCGCCACCCGTGGATCCCCCGAATTCGCCGCGTGCACAGTGTACACCATCGTGCCGACCGCGAGTGCGAGACGTGCTTCGGGGCCGAGCGACATGCCGACGCCGTACTTGATCATCAGCTCGTCGATGATGGGCGTGAACTCGTCGGCGTTCTGCTTCGAAACCTGCGTGAGTCCAGTGAGGTTGAGCCCGAGCGGGTTGAAGGTCTTGTGCACCTCCTCGAGCCCCGCCATCGCCGCGATCAGGAGCGTCATCCCGAGGCTCATGTCTTTGCCCCCGAGCTGTTTCTCGATGTAGTGGATCTCGTCTTCAATCTCCTCGGCGGAGCTCCGCGCGCTGACCTTGTTCCGGGATTTGAGTTCTGGGAAACGCTCTCTGTACGCGCCGAGTTTGTCGAGCAATACCGACTTGTCGACCGGCTTTTCGGGCTCTGGTGCTACGGGCGGGGGTGGTGGTGGTGCTCTAGCCGTGCTTAGACGGTCTTCTTTCTTCGCGGCGGTATCTGCTCGCACTTTCGATGCTGCAGACTCCCTCTTTTCTTTACCCGGCCGACTCGCTACAGCCTCCGCAATCACATCGCCATCTAACCCGCCCATGTTAAGAGGATCCATCACACTACCAGTTCAGAAAAGAGTTCCAGGTACCGCCAAAACTTATCATGCATTTCGGGTCTCCCCTGCACGAATCGGATCGAATCCGCGAGTGCTGCCGCATCGGGGTGTGTCAATAGCTCCGCGAACGAACGATCCGAGACTGCCCCTGGTGGTATCGCTTGTGCAATCGCGACGAGTTGCAGTTTGCTGAGGTCTGTCACGCGCGGAGTCGTCTGCAGCCCGTTCGCTTCGAGCCACCGCTGCATATTCTGCATCTTCTCGCGTATCAAATCACCGACGTTCATGTTGCCAGGAAGACGAGGCCGCCCACTAGTGCTGGCGTCAGAAGATAGTGGTTTGTGAAAGTCGCTGCGTCTGGGGCCATACTGAGCGAGTCCAGCGGTCGCATGCTACCGTCTTCTCGAAAGGCGCGCCCTGGGAATTTTAGCATGTAGCTGATAGCACCGGCAGTGAGCGCGGCACAAACGGCTCGTTGACTTGGCTTTGCGAGACCCATCGCGACACACACTCCTCGCCATCCGTCGATGTACTCGCTGCTGTTCATACAATGTACGTTCTAGAATTACTTGCCGACCCCGCCGGAGCCGTCGTAATCGCCCCAGCCGCGCCGATCGGGGTTGAGGTTCATCACGTTGCGTGCCATCTCGTTGATACCGCGCGAACCACCCAGCGGCTGCCCGGAATCCGACTGCGTCCAGTCCGTACGCTGGCCCGGACGCTGGCCCGACGACGCCGACGCGAACGGCAACTGCACGCCCGGTTTGTGCTTCTGGTGGAACTGGAACGGGGAGAGCCAGCCTGTCTGGTACGAGGAATCCTTCGGCACGCGGCGCGAGAGCGAAGGCCCGTCGAGCTTGCCCTGGTCGCAGAGGTAGAGGAAGTGCAGATCGTCGAAGGTGTTCACGCCCCAGTTGTCGATCATCTGCTTGCGGATCGCGAAGTCGTAATCGTCGTGCACCTGGGCGACACGGCGGTGCACAAACTCAGGATACACCTCCATCAGCCATTTGAGGTTCCCGGGTTTGCGGACGTCCACAAGTGTGTTGATGTACCGATCAAAGTCTGCAAGATCCGCCTGCTTTTGCATCGTCTGCAGGTAGTCAACCTCCATGTCTTGGATCGGATCCGGACGCGGCACCGCAGAAGAGCCCTCCTCGGCCGCCGCATTCCGGATCGCCGCGCGCGCCACCATTCGCTCCTTCATCTCGTTCGGCACCGAATACTTCGCCGGTTGCATCCCAGCATAGTTGTACCACTCCGGAGCACCCGCAGGGCGTGACATGTCCGCTCCCCCCGTCGGCGGCACCATCTTCTGCCTCTGTGCCATCTCGTAGTCGTGCAGGTTCTCCGCAGTGCCAAGACTCAGTAGCTGAGCGCCACCAGAGTGCCCATTGTAGAGTCCCATTGCGCTAGGTCCCTGTGTCTCGGCCATTCCAGCTCCGGCGGGTGCCATAATACTTCATAACGTCAGAAAGATTACCCGTGAGCGACGCACATCTTGAACCAAAGGTGGATTCTGCCGAAGTGTGCGGGGTTGCCTTGCCGGTCTAGGAACTTCATGTTCAGGTTGCGCACCGTCGAGTTGTGGTTCTCAAAGTAGTGGCAGAAGAGACCCTGGTTGTCGTGCGCGTGGTACTCGACCGCCCCCGCCTTCGCGTCGTCCGCACCACCGACGTGCAGCACTGCGAACGCGCCGTTGGCCCACTGGTTGTTGCTCACGACGTTGCCGGGGACCTCGTCGATGTGCAGCGCCACCCAGTCGTCGCCGATCATCTCGTGCGTGTGTGCGAAGCCGACCTGTCGCTTGTTGAAGACGGAGTAGCCAACGAGCTTGATCCAGTTGAGCGCCTTCACGCCGTGATCGAGCTTCGCGGCGACGAGCCCCGAATTCGTCAGCCACGTCTTGATCCGGTAGAGCGGGTAGTACATCTGTTCAACACCAGGCATTGGGTCTGCGCGAAATTGTAGCTTTGTTCGTGCCCTCAAAGTTGCAACACTGTTAGACCCTGTATCATCGACAAGATTTTCAAGTAAGTAGTGAGTTTGCATCTTCGTCACGTTCATGGTGAAGTTTATGCGGTACGCGTAGAATGATTTTGATGTGTATGCTGCTCCGGGAGTAATTGACCGCGGGAAGAGGTCGACTGTGTTTTCGGCAGCCGCCGCATCCACAGCCTCTAAAGTGATTGCTGGGCCTCCTTTCGTCAGCGAGAGTTGTATAGACTTCTGTGCCCTGTTCACCACATAATAGAGGGTCGACCTGGAGATGCCTTTAGTGTTATCCATAGCAGATTCGATCGAAACGAGAGAGTCATTTTGAAAGACGTCCGGGTCTGACCAATCCACAGTTTTGGTTAATGCGCTTTGGTTAATGGAAGCGGTGACAGTTCCAGTTTCCTTATTGAACACTTTTGCTTTTTGCAGAACGGTGGTGGACTGACCACCCAGGCGCAGGGGTATGTCCGAAAACTCGTCAACTTCTGGATTGTATGCAGCATTCTGTAACTGCGTACACAGCCGCTTCTCGAGCACAGTGCAATAGTCACTGTAACCACCGGAACTCGTGTTCCCGATGCGGATGACGTCACCCTCATCGAGCTTAGAGGATGCACCGTCAAAGGAACGTGCGTCGCACCACGTCACCCACTCGGTATCTGTGTTAACCACATTCGCGACCGCGCTCCCCGAAGCACCCTCGACCTCCACGGACCACACCGGCCCAATGTACTCGTCGTCGAACTCATAGTCCTTCGAGTCCTTCGTCACAAAGACGTCTAAGACCCGATCTCGGCAGCTCATAACACTTGGTTATCAGAATTACTCGGCCTGTAATTTCACAAGCTTCTTCATCTCCTTCGTCACAACGGCCACGCGCTTCATCTCCTGCTTCTGCTTCTTCGTCATCCGCTCGTCTCTCTTGAGCAGGTCCTCAAACTGGGAGATCGTTTCGACAATTTCGAGCATCACATCCTTATCTGGAATCACGTCAATCACTGTTTTGCTACAAGTGGACCCCATTGGAAGCGCATCAGATTTTCCAGACACTTCAGAAAGCAAGCAGATGCAATGTTCGACGACCAGAGCGCTGTGGATGCTGCTTTCGCTGATCTGGCTACTCTGCTTGCTGAGCGTGAGCCTGCAGACACAAGCCGTCGTTGTGTTGGTTGCAATGCTGATCTGGCGCTTCACCTCGTACGCTACGCGAACCCGGGCTCTGGCATTCAGTACTACAACTGCTGCGGCGCTTGCGGTGTCGTGCAAGGCGATGTTGGCTTCACTGATGACGTTATGTTTCCTACTCGGAAGGTGTCTTCGAACTACAAACGCATCCACCACTGGCACGAGCGCATCTCTCAGCTGTGCCTTCACGAGAGTCGCATACCTGACGAAGAGTTTCTACAGATTGCTCGCCGCATCTGTGATGGAAGCAACACCGTTATCAACAAAGACGTTATCCGGAAGGTACTCCGATCTTTGAATATGCAACTCTACATTGAGAAGTGGCTACAGATCATTCAGCGCATCACGGGCATCGAGCCACCGAAGCCGGGCGGTCAGATGTTTGCACAGCTCGACTCGATGTTCATCGACCTCCAACAACCCTTTGTGGCATCGCGCGGCGAGACGCGGAAGAACTTCCTGAACTACAATTACGTCTTCTGCCGCCTCTTCCAGAAGATGGGCTGCTCGCAGTTCTCGATGTTCTTCCCTCTGATCAAGTCACGACAGAAGCTGAAGTTGCTCGACGACATGTGGGCTGACATGGCTGCATCGGTCGGGTGGGAGTTCACACCGTTGCAACTTGTGCCGCCATTTGCTGTGAAGCTCGACGAACCTGCGACGATACTACACCGGATAGAGCAGCAAGTCGCTTCATCAGTTCCGGTTGTGACGCTGACAGAGCCTGAACGAAAGGTATCCCGTAAGTCGGATCTGAACCTTCTCCGCGAACTACACCGGCAAACATCGCGAGCGCTGCACCGTTCAGCCCCACCTGCACCAGAGCTTCAAAGACTTGGTTCGTCAGTGAAGCGTCCTCTGTCCTCCGAGGCAAAACGGCTTCAATCGCGGCTCCTAAAACAACCCCGGCGGCGACCTGCGTGACCGACACTTGAATCGCCTTCGACGTCATAACGCTGTGGTGTGAGAAATTAGATCATCTGGTCCCACGGCTTGGGGAAGACGTCCTTAACACTCATGAGCTGCTGTGCACTTGCTGGACCCTCCCTTGGTGGCACCGGCGTGTCGGTGTTCATCGCCGCCTCCCAGTACTCCTTCGAACCCATCTTGAACGGGCCGACCTCCTGTGCCTTCCACCAGGACATCATCTCGAGGGGGTCGACGTGCTGCTCGGGGCAGGTGTTGATAACGAGTACCTCATTGTCCTCCGTGTAAGCGTCGACCATGCGGTTGAAGGCGTCCTTGGTGAGAAAGTCACCGAAGTCCTCCCACAGGGCCTCGCGCTGGCGACCTTGGATCGTTTTCATGATCAGGCAGAAATCGGTGTTGCCGCGGAGCGTGGGGGTGATCGCTTTCGCGTACTGGGTTGTGATGAGAACGAAGAGTTTGTAGTGCCGCCCGGCGACGAAGAGCTCCATGAGGTTCTCGTCGTACTTGAGCCGCTGGTCTGAAATCACATCGTCTAAGAGGATGAAGAAGGGCGCCTTCTCCTCTTTCTCTTTCTTCGTGAGGTTCTTGTCGTTAAGGATGGCCTTCTGTCGCTTGAACACTGCGTCTAGGATCTCCGGTTCGTACTTAGGGTAGATAAACTTCTTGGGTATGTAATCCCGCCAAAATTTGTTGAGTTCGTCCGTTTGGGAGATGACGATCCCCGCCGGAATCTTATCTTTCAGTAGGTACATTAGATTACGGAACGCCCAACTCTTACCCGTACGACGCTTACCTACCGCTACCACAGTCGCATCGATCCGCAAGCCCCTGCCGGGCTCCTCCTTTGTGCCCATGTCCGCGGGGTCCCACTCTGGGATGTCTGGCAGCTCGATCTCGGCGTAGTTGTCCGCCATCAACACCGGCATCGTAGCGTGTTTGCCATAGTTTCTCACTGGTCTCGCTGGACCCACGTCGTGCGTGCGAGGCTCAGGTGCCAACACACGTTTCGAATTGCTCATTGTTGAAGGGCTCAGAAACTTGGGTCACGTAGGCACGTCCGAATGCATATTCCTGGCTTTGGAACGCACTTACCTCACTCTTGCTCTCGAGGTTGGACCGCTGGCAGATAACCTGCACATCCTGGAACGACCAGTGGATGCCGAACTTGTCACCACCGACGCCGTTGTACACCGAGTTTGCGAACATAGTGGCGGCGACAACGTCCCCTGGGGCAACCGCTGCATTTGGTACAGTCTTGCCGTGGACGTCGCAGATCGTGACTGTGCTCGGGTATTTACTGCCCATGCCGTCCCACTTGAACTTGGAAGTGGAAAGGTTGATGCTGTGCCCGTTGAGCGCACCGGTGATCTTGTCGTACTTGGGCCGCACCGAGCGAATCTGCAGCATCTTCACTTCGTCTCTGCTGAGGTTCTTGCGGCCAAGTATCTTCAATTGGTTCTCCGTGACGAAATCGAGCAACCGTTCGTCGATGCGCTCCATGAGGGCCATGAACACCGCAAAGTGCTCGTTCGTCTTATCCTGGATCGCTTGGTCGCCCAAATCGAGCGTGTACTTGGCCTTGGTGATGTCGGTGGGTCCCCACATTGTCCCAAAGTTGCCGTCGCCCGAGCAGCGGGGCCACATCGTCACAGCTGGTGCGGAGACCATCGCGAGCTCGCCTCTGTCCGGTCCGTATGACATATTCACGTTCGGCTTACCCGCCCGGTCCACTCCAAGCGTGAAGTGGATCTGCTCGACGTCAATCTGCGCGTACTGGAAGAAGTGCTTCATGCCTACCTGTAGTAGCGATCAGAAATTGCAGTGCGTCTAGAGTCAGCGTATGGGGCCACTGAAAGTGCTGCGGTCGTTGGTGTCCAGGACACGTCGCCTTCGGGACCGAATGCAAGCGCGATTGGGCCCTGTTCAGTTTGCACGGTCTGTTTCGGTCTGAGACAGGTGGATGCGATACCCGCTAAGTTATCTTGACCCGCCGAGTGTGTCTGTGTGGGGAGACCACGTCCAAACTTACGCTTGGGTGCAAATCGCCCAGGCTTACACGGCTCGTGATCAGGTACCGTGTACGCCATTACATCCGGTGGTGTCATCAATGGCTGTGGCGCACGCGGGTCTACACAGTTGCCGAACATCACTTGAGCCATCCTCACGAGCACGCTTAGAAGATTGGAACAATGGGGATGGATCAGAGTCGTCGTCGTCGGAATCCGTCTCCATCGGTGGAGGGCTGTTCCACTCCCCCTTCACGCACGCCGGTTCCAATTCTCGGTAGTAGGCGTACAGCGTGTTCTTGTCCGACTCGGCGATGGCTGTGAGCATCTCGTCCTTTTCGACCGCACTTGTGTTGGGAATAGCAGAGCACCCCCGCTTCATGTACGAGTAGAACGTCGCGTACTTCTCTAGTAGCACATTGAACAGCTCGCGGTCCCGGTGCACACGGTAGATCTTCATTGCGGTTGGCGTCCAACTGATGTAGTCACACCAATCCTTATCCATAATCTCCATGAGGCCGTTGATTTGACAGTAATAGTAAGGTGGGATGGTCTCGTGTGGCTTCTTGACGATGAAGGGACACTTCACCTCGATGATGCCGCGATCGCCGACCAAGCCATCGGGGGAACCACCGAGCCATTCGTAGTCCGGGTGTGTGTAGATCCCCTTTGAGACTACAACGTTTCCGGTGCGGACCATGTAATCCTTAATTGCATTCTTCTCGTTCTTTGTGCCCCATGTGCAAGCGGTGATGTCCCCCTTCCACTTCTCTTCGCCCAGTGCGATCTTCAGCTGTTTCTTGCGCGAGCAGTAGGGGTTCACACCGGCGGCTGCACCGAAGTTCGATGCCGTTAGCTTACCCTTGCGCGCGTTAAACCACGCAGGTGTGCCTTGAGTTAAGTGTGCCATGCTCAGAGACGCATGAGAAAAATCTGACACACTACAATGCGCACTCGCAGTTACATTTGCCACAATGGAGCCTTTCCTGCGTATCCACTGGCCGCCGAGCGACGTTTCGTCAATGAACGACGACTGTGGCAAGCTAAGGTCGCGGCAACGCGCTTCTTCGAGACCCGCCGTGACGAGTACAAGCGAGTGTTCACACAATACACAACGAGGAAATACCACTGCAAGCCCAGTGCCGTTGTGTTCGACTCTCTGCAAACAAGCCAGCGGCGTATCCGGAACGCGAGGCTGTGCGAGTGCGACGACTGTTACGGCTGGACAGACGGCTATGTGATCTGGGTGTCACGCCTGGTGCCGATGAGTTACGAGGAGCTGCTCGGTACGCTCATTCACGAAGAGTTGCACTGCTTCTGCAGAGTTCGTGGTCGCTTCCTAGGTTCAAAGACGGACCATCACTGCATGCGTGTACTAGGGGAGGCTTGAGTTACACGTCAAGTTCTGCAGAATCTGCGCGCGCAGAATCATGAGATGTGCCAACTCCGTTTGATCGGTGGTTCGACTCATTTGTGAATTGAGGTAATACACTACCCGCGGTATGATTAAAGCGGGGATCAGCAGGAACCACATCACACTCAAATCAGATAATCTAAAACGCTGTGAAATGACGTGGGGTTGGGACAGCCGCGGACCCCTTCCCATCGATGCGAACGTTACTGGCACGACGGGCGGAGGCGCCGTGGGAAGTGTCAACGAGGCTGCAACGGCACACGCGTGGCCCCGGTACGAAGCGGAATACCTCAAGCGTGCACTCACCTCCGAGCGCTATAAGTACGACACGGAGGGCCTCGGCGACTCTGAGAAAGCAGTTTATCTCGACAGGGTGACTACGGGGTACAAGGCCGAGGCGGATGAGTGTCTCAAGGCGGAGTTTGAACAGTGGCTCGAGGGGAAGCACGAGGCGAACGATCCGGATGGCGAGCAGGAGTACATGAACGCCGAGGGGAGACCGATCCGTCGCTGGGTCTATCGCACCAAAGAGGCTGAAGATACAGAAGGAAACTCAAAGGTGGGACAGGCGCGCGCAGGTTGGAAGCATACGCCGTGGGCCCGCGCCTCTCTCACGGGGCTGCCAGGTGTCCGCGAATACTTCCGTCGACAAAAGGACGACGCGGTGGATGACGACGTCAAGATGCAGCTGCTCGCAGAACACGGACCCCATGACCTCGAGAGCTCGTGGCAGTACTTCAAGCACTGGGTCAAGGGCCGCCCGCTCTCGGACGCCGTCGCACTTCCAGCGCACTTCGAGCATCCGGGTGAGGGCACGCGCTCAGACTTCGGTCGGTCGATGCCACAGCGCATGTACGCATACGACGCCGATCAGCCGGATCACCAGCCTGGGGTGCTCGCAAGCGACAGGAACGCATACAACGCCGCGGCCGTGAAACCAGGTGAGGCACCCGTCAACGTTGCGACTGAGACAGACGACCGCAATCTGCTCGACATGAAGCAACTGAAGGAGGTGCTCGCCGGGGAGGTGCGCAGTTGGGACGAGAGACGAGCCGAGTGGGACACGCTCGAGAAGGAGGACCGCGCGGAGGCTCGGGATACGGTCTTTGAGCAGCAGGAAGAGCTCGCAGATCACGAGGAAGAGAAGATGCAACGAGATCGGCAGGATGCGGCGACTGCACCGGCGACAAAGTTGCTACCCGCTTTTTCCTGAGTGAGGGGAAATGCAGAGGCTTGATCCCTTCTTTCACACGCGCGCGCCACAGCGTAGTAGCTACCTGGAGTCTCTGCATCGACAGTACGGTGAGCCCAAGGGTGCGTTGCCCGTGCGGGGTGACGAGGGGTTCAAGCGGGCGTTGGAGTTCCGTGCCAACGAGAAGGCGCGGTATGGTGCACTTGAAACCGAGAATGCGCATCTCAGGAAGATGAACGATGGTCTGAAGCAGGAAGCTGTAGAGATCAAGGGATTATGGGAACAACTTTCCAAGCACAGAGAAAATGCAAGCACAGAGCGGGATCGGCAACGCCTATCTTCATCCACAGTTGCTGGGGGGCGCCAGTTGGGCTCCGGGGGCGTGGATCAGCGCACCGAAAATCGCAGTCGTGGCGGGCCTAGCATTCGCCGCGTGGCAGATGAGGCGACCGAAGCTCCCGTCAAGGGCGAAGTGTCAGGAGAAGTACTGCCATCAAACACACGTGGACAAGCCGATGAACACGCTGCTGAAGGACCAGAGCGAGGGAGCGGGGTTGACACTGCCGCCGAAGAGCCTGTCGCTCCAGACACCGTATGAGGCGACGAAGCGGGACTACTTGCGCGAGGCTGTGATGTCCCCCGGTGTGCGTCTCGTGGCTCATGCAGTCGCGTAAATTTTCTCGTGAGATAGGTAGTCATGCCTCAGCTGCAACTCAATCAGGGTCCCCAGGATGCACTCTTGTACGACAACACCCGCTCGTACTTTACTAATGTCGGGTACGTGCGCACGTCCAACTTCCAGGTCGAGTATCGGGATGTGGACTCTCAAAACGCGGCGGCATTGGGCTCGACGGTGCAGTACGTGATCCCAAAGGCGGCGGATCTGCTCGGTCCCGTGGATCTGCGTGTTAGGATCAATGCCCCTGAAATTACATCGGCACTTAAAACGGGTGGTATCACAGTAGTGAAGGAAAATGGTGGCAGCGGTACGCAAAACGACGAGCGCGTGTTCACTCAGTGGTGCGACGAGCTTGGCTTCGCGATGATCGAGAAGATCACATTCTCCGTTGGTTCGAATGACATTGAGACTCTCACTGGTGAACAGCTGCAGATCCGTAATGAGCTCATGACGTCGGATGAGCAGCGTCTGGGCTTCAGCCATGTGTTGAAGAGTGGTCGCTCTGCCTTCCGCGCTCCTAAAGACACAGCCCCACTACCCGATGAGCGCCCGACGCCGCCGAAAAAACATGCCAGTCTTGGGAAGGTGCAGTCTGCAAAGCGTGTACAGAAAGACTACACGCGTCTCGTGGCCTACTGTGCCGCTAAGGACAAACTGTGCAATTCGACCACGGTGGCTAATGCGGATGGCGACAAGATCATTCCGGCAGCGGAGCGCACACTCACGATCCCGCTCTCCTTCTTCTTCACGAAACACGTCTCGCAGTACTTCCCGCTCGCGGCGGTGGCCGGTTGCAATGATGTGCGCATCTCTGTCAAGTTCCGCAACCTTTCGGAGCTTCTGCAGGTGCATGGCAGCACAACGGGTGGCAGCGTTGCATTTGGGAACGCAATGTTTGCGAACGGCCAACCGATCTCGCCGTCTGAAACCAAGCTGCGTTGCCACTACGTCCATGTCACGGGTCCTGAGGCGACGACGCTCATGAACAAGGAACATGTTCGTCTGCTCAAGCTCTGGCAGCACCAGCACAAAGAGTTTAACGGCACCCCGGGTTCGGTGAAGGATTTCGATCTGGATCTCTCGTTCCTGCACCCAGTGACGACGTTGGTTATCACCATCCGCCGCATTGAGGACATGAACAGCGACACTTCAGGTAACGATGCGTCACAGAAGGGTTTCTTCTTCTACCACGGCGACGGCACTAACCCAAACTACGACAATGGAGATGCGGTCGCTGGCAACGACATCAACCAAAAGGCAATTTCAACGGTGAAGGTGAAGTCTATCCAGCTCAACCTTAACGGCCAGGAGCGTCACCCAGGGCTTTCGGACGGCATCGAGGCGGATTACCTGAAGGACCGTCTGCTTCCGATGCTTCACTCGAACAGTAACCAGTACCAAGAACAGCAGTACGCGATGCAGCCCAATCTACACAGTGCAGGCGCCATCACCGCTGCCGCTGCATTCACTGGCACGACGAAGTCAGATCTCAATACCTCCGGCTCAAGCGTGAGCTACACCCCCGCGGGTAGCGTCGCAGTTACGATCACTAAGGCTGCTGGCACCGAATACGCCGACCGCCAGGGCTATGGGATGCAGGGTTCCAAGAACATCTTCGTCTACCCCTTCTCTCTCAACCCTGAAGGCTCGAACCCGTCCGGTGCGGTCAACTTCTCAAAGGTGTCGCACGCAAAGCTCAAGATCAAGTTGGACCAGAGCGAAGAGACTGCAGGAACGTCGAACGTGCAGGACACTGCAAACCAGTCGGGAGGTGCGAACTTTCGCGTCGACGTGTACGCCCTCTACTACAACTGGCTGCAGATCAAGGATGGTCGCGCGTTGCTCAGTTTCGCTTAATCTGACGAAAAGACGATGGTGGAGTGTCCAATCGCGTGTGTTCGCTCTGCGTGCCCAGATCCGGACTTCATCGAGAAGAACGGTGCCTGGTTGCTGACGGTGATAGGGGTTTTCTCTGCGTGTGTCGGGACGGTGTTCACGTACTTCTTGAAATCGCGTTGCAAGAAGATCTCGTGTTGTGGGGTTGCGTGCGATAGGGAAGTGGTCGCGTTGAGTCCGAAACGGGTGGAGGTGGTAGCGGAGAAAAATCCAAAGACGTAACGTGTATGAGCTACGTTGTAGCAATCGATGTGGGCATTAAGAACCTCGCGGTGTGTGCCTACGATTTTGTAACCTCTAAAGTAATCCATTGGGATAACGTAACACTCGTCCCCACTGGGCGTTACATACCTGCGAACAATGTGCAGTACGTCCGGGACTTTGTGCAAAAGCACGTGAACCTCTTTAGTAACGCGAGTGTCATCCTCGTGGAGAGACAGATGCGGTGCAACATGCGAATCATCGAGGCGGTCCTGCAGACGATGTTCTTCGACCGCTGCTACATCATCAGTGCACGCTCTGTGAAGATGCACTATGGCCTCAGCACGCGCAACTACCGACAGAACAAAGCGGTCGCCGTAGAATGGGCTAAACGGTTCGTCGAAAACAACCCGGACGTGTTCTTCGATGCGTCACGCTTCAGACAGGGCTCGAAACAGGACGATCTCGCGGATGCGCTGCTACTGGTGATGTACTACCTCGACACTTATTCCAACCAAGTGACTAAGTGATGCCTAGCACAAGGAGCGGAAAGGATGCTGAGATGCTCGATCTGCCTTCGGACGACGAATACGATCCCGATTACACCGAGGGCGAGTCCTCAGAGGATGACCTGCCAAAGACGATGGGGCGCGACCGTGCGCATTGGGTCGAGGAGAATCAGGCGGCGATCGAGGAACTGTACCGCAGCTTCCAGGAGGTCGGCCGCGATCTCTTCGGGAACGCCTTCCACCAAACTGGTAACATCACCGCATTCAGTCATTACGTCTACAGGTACACGACCCCCGGGGCCAACTAAATTCTCAGGTGCCTAGTAAAATGTCGGCGTGGCTCATCGCTCTCACGCTGTCGGCGGGGTACCTTGTGAACAAGAACCTCAAGATTACCAATCGCATGGATCAGAGTATCAAGGAGTATCAGTCGAACGCTGCACCGGCCGAGGGGCTGCAGACGGAGACGATACGGAAGGTGCAGCGGGCGGTGCCACTTGGGGATTCTCTGCAGGATCTGAACCTTCAGGATCTTTCGCGCGGGGACGTGAAGGCTTTGAGCGCTGAGAGGGCGCGCGCGGCGGCGGAGGTGGTCGCGTACGAGTCGCCGACTGTGCCTGAGATTCAGGGGGTGTACCTGCACTACGACAGGAACGGAATCTAGCGTCGTGAGCTTCGCGGTTCTTAAGAGCCTGTTTCTGGTAGGCGTCCTCTAGGAGCACTGAGTTCTTACGGCTTAAGTCGTGCGAAACCCCCGCCTCTTGCTTCAAGATCTGCTGACGTTGTGCGGCGTACACCCGCGGGTCCCCCCAACGAGCTTGCAGGTTGTACTGCCACGCATTCACAGTGTTCCCGAGTGACTGGCACACCTGGTTGCGCATTTGCACGATCTCTTGACACGCCATATGCTCTGTGGTCAGAAAAGAGGTTTGCAGTTAGGCACGCGAGACATGCGAGCGCATAGACGCTGACTACACACCCAGCTAGGAAACAGAGCGCCGATACGAGAATCAGCTGTGTCTCCTGTGACCACATCAATTGCGTGCTGGAAATTCTAAATTTCAGGTATATGTTCAGCACCGCCGCCGCTTGTGAAACACTTTGGTACTCCGCAGCCATCGCAGGTGCTCTCACTGCTTCGTCCAGGACGCTCCGTGGGGCCCTCAGTGGCATTTCACCGCTGTTGACTAGTGACGTCCACTTCTTTGCGGCGGGGCTCGCTGCGAAGGGGCTCTGCACTGGCAACCCGTTCACGCCGCTCGACGAGGCAGTGTGCGCAGGTGCCGTCGCCGTCGCCGCTGCGAAAGCAAAGGATGTGATTGCGCCGGGGGTCATCATGTAGAGTGGAAATTCTGGTTAGGTGTTAGTTATGAACTCCCTAGCCGACTCCGGACCGACCTCTCGGGGAGCAGAGAGTCTGAAAGCCAGGACGTTGCGCGCCAAGACACTCGTTGTCGAAAACGTGAGTGCGCGTCGCGTCGATAGTGTGAATCCGAACTCGCACCCACTGACGACGGTTGACACTACACCGGCCGACACCTCGAATCTCATCACATCTGGTGCGGTCCACGCGGGGTTGGCGACGAAACAAGCCAGTCTTGCCACCTCACAGATCTTGGCAGTGCATCAGCTTGCATCTTGGCAATCATTCGGCAGCAGTGCATCAAAGGTGCTCTCCGTCAACTCTGGTGGAGATGGGTTGGAGTGGGTAACTCCTCTGACCGCAGCGGCTCTCGCCCCGTCGTTTCACCCACTGACGACGGTACACAACGATACAGGTGGTGTAGCTAACTCGATGAATCTCATCACATCTGGTGCGGTCCACGCGGGGTTGGCGACGAAACAAGCCAGTCTTGCCACCTCACAGATCTTGCCTGAATCACTCGGCAGTGCATCAAAGGTGCTCTCCGTCAACTCTGGTGGAGATGGGTTGGAGTGGGTAACTCCTCTGACCGCAGCGGCTCTCGCCCCGTCGTTTGCTCTGAAACAAAATGCCCCTCCTGTCACCAACCTAGGTTCAGTCGCAGGTAAATTTTTAAAGGCGACTGCCTCAGATGGTTCAACTGTAGTGTGGGCTGACGCTGCCTCCACAAAAGTCGCGTTCAAAGCTCACACACAGAGAGCGCGGTCAGGCAGTGTAAATAATCACACGGCGGCGCAATTCAACGTAATCGAGTATGAGTATGGACATAACGCAGGTACGAACGGGTATGACAATACTGGAGACTGTCATTACAAAGTGCCGGTATCGGGTGTGTACGCACTAAAATTTCGAGCACTGTTCAACATCACCGCGAGTAGCAAAGTGCACCTTAAGCTACGGAAGTCGAATTTGAATGGGATAGGCTATTCAAACGAAGGAATTATCTGTAGTCAAGAGCACAACGAACCCGAATTCGATTCAACAGGTTGGGTCACGCTGTCCTATGCAACCACAGCTAAATTGGACGCCGACGATTACATTCGCCCATGGTTTTGGACCAATTCCAACGTTACAAAGATAGAGCGAAACGACCTTAACATTGGGCCAGGGGACGCCGCTACTGGGACCCTGCTAACGTCGTTCAACGAATTCTCTGGTAATCTGCTCTTTGCGACCTAGACGTGCACAAAGCGAGCATGTTCATACCCAAGCACCTCAAGGAGTGGAAGCCCGAGCACATGCGCACGACCCCCATGCGGCGCTGTACGTGGTGCGCGTCGGGTCCGCACCGCCTCTCAGAGCTCACCCAGTTGCTCGAAAGCCCGATGCGCTGGTACTTCTGCTCCGAGAAGTGTTGCACAACGTGGCAGCTCCGGCGACACGATGCGGATGTGGTTGCGTGGTTGAAGCTGACGACGGCGGAGAGAGCCGAAATTCTTACAAGGGTGTGACAGATGGAACAGGTCTTCGTCCCACTTGAGAATGTATCTCTCTAAAGTGGCAGATTCTTAAACCAGTTGACCGCGCCATAACACGCGTCTGTGTAGAGCCACTTAGGTGAACCGGAGAGTGCGTACGCTATCCAGAGCGTGCCGTGGACCGGTCTCTCCTCCGCCCACCACGCATGGCCACCAAAGAAGCCTTTGTTCCCCAGGCTTACCCACCTCTCCGCAAGCCAACGAGTGCCAATCACGAGCGCCGGGAGCCGCAACCAATCCCCAGACATGCGAGCGAGTGAGACTCTAGTCGGCATACACACACACCAAAAGAGCAGAGCCCGTGACTCCATCGCAAGTGTGTCAGGAAATTTCCATTTGCAGGGTCGTATGGCGCGATTGAGACAGCGAATTGCGGCCGCTCTGCTAGCGTACGCGACGTTTATCACTATGAAATGCCCCTGCGCGAAGGTGAATGGGTGTCACATGGGCCACTATTTTCTCAGTGTGGGAGGGGCGACTGTGATCGTACTGAATGACAAGTACGGATGGGTTCAGGTCCCATTTTAAGCGCGAGTGGGAGGACGCAAAGGTAGAGTGGTTACGGTTGTGCCATCTGTTTAAGGATGTGTGTTGGTATAACTTTGAGGTGGTCTGTCGAGACTGGGAGGACCCGTGGCGCTCCACTGAGCTGGACTCTCGGATCGACTTAGAGGGGATGAGCTTTCGGTTCTACTACAACAAAGGCAAACGGCGCGAGCATGGGCACTTCCCCGTGTGGTATTCTGGCTCGGTGAGGGACGCGCCGACACTCCCCCCTACCGTGATTATTCATGAGCTCAAGTCGGCAGAACGCTACATGAGGAGATGCGAGAGGCAACTCACCGCGTGCGAAGATTGGGCCCCCGGTGGCCGACGGTACGAGGCACTGCGCGCGTGCACGTTGGTGGGCAAAGAGCTGGTGCAGCGCGCTGACGGCAGCTACAGACAGAAGCGCAAGTTTTCTCACGCCTAGTCAATGGATCCCGAGAAACTGTGTGAGATTATCGACGAAGACCTAGAGGACGATGATGCGATGAGCGTCGACAGCGTGACAATTGAGCGCGTCGTCGAAGCGGTGCTCGATCCGGGGCTCTGTTACCGATGTGTTACGTGCAACGGCATTGAAATCTTTGATCGGTCCGACCTGATGGACGACGGCGACCAGCAGCGGCTCGTGCTCGCGTTTGAGAAGAGGAATCCGCCACCTTGGGACGAGGAGTGCCCTGTGTGTGGCTCCGAGGGCTGTGAGGAGTGTGAATGTGCCGACTGTGAACGCAAATGTCGCTTCATTGCGGGGATTAACTATGGCTGTGAGAAGCACCCAGTGGTGTGACTTCTTCTGAGGCCCTATTGTCATGGAGCGCACACGCAAATACACTGGACCGGCCAAGGGATCGCAGGAGGCTAAGGACCGCATGGCCAAAGTGAGGGCCGCACAGTGGGCGAAGAACGGGCTCGTATTATCCAACGGTCCTCCTGATGATCGCCAGCCGAGAACTGATGGCCCTCCTCGCCGCGATTAAGTCCCTCACGACGCGGTGCGAGGCGATTGATGAGAAGCTAGAGGTGATACAATGCCAATTGACCGAGTTGGCGGATCGCGAGGGGGGTGACCTGTGGCAGGAGATTCCAATCTATCGGTCGACATGAGGCTTGTGATTGCACTACTGGTTGTCGCGTTTCTGGCGGGGAGGGTGGCACAGGTCCAGGGGGCGAAGCAGGAGATTGTGGCGGAGGCGAGAGAGGAGGCCGAACTGCTGGCTAGGCTCCCTTTTTAGAGCTCTGACTTCGCAGTTGCATTGGATTCATTCCGCATCGATGCTCTTGTCTCGTTCACATTCGAAATAACCTCTGATCGCTCGTACCGAAGACCCTTATCGTGGTGAGGCTCAGCGAGGTGTAATACGTTCGATTGGGGTTTGGCCGACTGCGCTGCGGGTCTGCGAGGGGGGCTAAAATGCCGCTTCGTGTACTCGTAAGCACTAGATGCGTAATCGTAGCCACTTTTGATTACACCCGCTGCGGCCAGACCCTTGACTTGCTTGTTTCTGCGGTAAAGCCACGTGCCCGGGTCACTCACTAAAGACGATGTCTCTTTCATCACGTACTTCTGTGCCCTTGCTGTCCAACCTTTCGGGCGTTCGAGTGTCGCCAGATAGTCCTCGTCGTAAATCGACATGGTACCACACCATGCGAAAATTAGCATAGCGTGCTTTTTTCTCGACGCTAAGTGATTATGCAATGGCCGAGCTATGCGGAACTCCACCCTGGCGCTTCTGGCGGGACCACCGACCCGGTTTCACACGCAGAGTGGCTCCCGGGGGCGAAGCACTGGAACGCGGGGGAGGTCGACGGCGCCAAGAGAAACGCGTACTACCGGGCCCCGGGAGCTGGGCAGGCCCCGTCAGCCCGACGCTACGTCCGAGGGGTCCTGAGCAACGACAAGGGACACGACCTAGTTATGGATGGGCATCAGGGATCCGCGCTCGCGGGCCACCCCGATGGCCTCTTCGCACAGCAAACTGCCGCCTCCTCCCAAAACAGTCTGAACGCAAACTACGAGCTACCGACACAGGCGATGGCGTACGAGGAGTACTTAGCCGAGGGGCAGCGCACGGACCTTCAACCCTTGCCCCATGGCGGTTTCTCGATGGAGGTCACTAAGGGCCGACTCTTTGCCAACCGGGCCGACCGCCGTGACGCGTGGGGTATGGAGCCGGAGATACTCGTCGCGAAACGCAGTGACGGGGTGCGCCGCTTCGGTGATTTCCTCTCGGGTGAATGGCAGGTGCCCCAACTGGCCGGCTTGGCTTTGGGGGGGTACACGCTCGTCAGTGCGTTCGCTTAGATGTGACACTTCGCGTAGATCCCACGTGATGATTTAAGATCCCACGTGCCCTATCGGCGAGTTTGCAGGTGGCGTTTCATGTTAGCCTGTGTTTATAATTTGTTCATCTCATGTTTACGAACTGGTGGTACGGTCTTACATTTTTGGGTTTCGTTCATTAATCCGATACCCTTTTCATTAGTCTGGCATCCCTTTTCGCGATCTCACAACACCCTCGCGAATCCCAACCAACTGGAAACCGCAAAATGTCGGCCCCCAGCCCTCCCCCGCTTGCGAAGAGGGGCGCGCGCCGCAAGCGTGGCACACTGCGGCGCGCGCGATGCGAACAGAATGCCCCGACGCGTCAGTGCGTTCTCGACAGTCCCCAGACGCGTTCGACCCACTGCGACGCGCGTGGAGCCTTGCAAAACCTGCCGCTCAAGAAGCGAACCAGCTTCAAAGCTTACGCCGTTCCTGCTCGATTCATGCGCGCTCGCAGTGGTACGAACGAGTTCGTGGGCCAGTCCCACTGCCAGAAGAACGCCAGCGCCACGCCTGCACACCCCGCGCGCGCGCCCACTGGACCAGTGTGCTGAGAAATGTTGTCTTGCTCGGCTCTCGTTGATGGCAGCAAAGATGATCCACGGCAAGACACAGATCTCCAAGTTCACGACGGACCTCGACGCCACGAACATCCTCATGGGCAAACGTCGCGACGCACCGGTCGCAGCGGTCGAGTTCGAGCAGGGCGTGGCGCTACGCAAGAAAGAGGCGAAGAAGAAGCGCTGGCTCAAAGCGATCGAGGTGTCCCTCGTCTACAAGACCCACATGCCAGCTGTGAGAACGCGCACCCCGGTGTTTGAGCACGTGGTGCCCGGCTACGTGTCCACGCTGCCCGCTGCGATCACCAAGGGCACGAAGCTGGCGGCTCTCTTCAACTACAACGAGGACATCAATCAGATTCCAACGATCGGGTACGACGACTCGTGGTTCCTCGGCTACGTGGTCGACTACGACCCGCCGAACGTGAAGGCCTTCTTCCCGGACGACAAGAAGAATCCGTACGCCTACTTCACCGACACCTACGACACGAATAACGGCGTCCTGCGCTGGAAGAAGGCCTGAGCCTGAGAGCTTGATGTGTGTAGGGGGTCCCGGGTCCCTATGCACGCGCTCGGGGACTGCCATCGCTACGGTCCCTCTGTCGGTCCTTGGTTAGGGTTAGAGTCCGGTTCTGAATAATACAAGGGTACATTTGGTAACGTTTTTTCGCATACGGGGGACACATGTCAGCCTTCCTATACGGAAAGAAGAAGTCCAAATCGGGGGTGACAGAGAGCTTGAACTACAAGTCGCGGCACGACCCAATGGAGCGGCTGTGGAGTATGTCAGCGAAGGCAGCTCACCGCACCGCACTGCGAAACCCGCACTCCTCGCGCAACAAGAGTGCCACTGACATCGGGAAGCGCGCGGAACAGAGGGAAACGGCCCAGGAACTGTGGCAGTCTGAGATGCGCCTGACTTATGGGGATGCGACCTGGGCGAAGGTCCGAGCGAAGGAGGCAGCCCGCACAGCACGCACAAAGGCGAAACGCCGCGCCACACTGGACGCCGCTAGGGCCCGTGGGAAGGCACACGCTAAGATACAGTCCTTTTTAGGTAAAGGTAACTTCCTTCGGTGAGAGTCCCTTTTTCGCATCGTAAGACTATCATGCCACCG